TCTAATTAACGATGCTGGCACTATGCGTATGACTTCCGTTGAGACTATGGCTACTTATATGGGTACTAAAGTTGGTGGACTTAAAGAGTTTATAGTTTCATCTGGGTCTATTAGTAATGCTGCTACTCAAGTATTTACTCAATTTGATAGCAGTAAATATGTACATTACGAATTTGAATTTAGAAATGTTATTCCTGTTGATGATAATGTACAATTATATGCTAGAACTAGTTCTAATGGTGGCAGTAGTTACGATTCTGGCAGTGATCATTATCATGCTTTGGGTAATACTGGTGATGTTACCGAAATGGGTACGATTCTCCCCGAAACTGCTGGGTCTGATTCTGGAGAGCTTGGTATAAGTTTATTAGTTCAGTGTAGATCGCCTCATGATACTAACTCTAGAACTCATCTTATAGCAGCAGGTGGGGTAATTCAAGGTTCATCGGGTGTTTACTACAGTGGTTATTATGCAACTTACGGTGCAACAAGAATGGCTACTACTAATGTAAACGCACTAAAATTTTATTTCAACACAGGAAATATAGAGTCTGGTGAAATTAGAATGTACGGTATTAAAGAATCATAACACAACAACAAAGGAGGCAGTAATGCCAAGATATCATAATATAAACGGAGAAATGGTTCAGTTCACAGTAGATGAAGAGACTGCACGTGATGCTGAGGAAAAGGCATGGGCTGATGCTGCAGACACACGTGCTGCTGTAGCTGTCCGTGAAGAACGGGATGCACTACTAGCTGCTACCGATTGGATGGGCAACAGTGATGTAACCATGTCTAGTGCATGGACTACTTATCGTGCAGCACTACGGGACGTACCAGCACAGAGTGGCTTCCCTAATAGTATTACGTGGCCTACCAAGCCTAGCTAAAGGATAGAACATGACTAAAGCAAGAGATACAGCTAATCTTACTGGTAGTGGGGTGGGTCTGTCACTACTAGACATTGACGCAGGTACAGATATCGGTGCTGCTCTTGTAGATGCTGACCTTATGATTGTAGACGATGGGGCTGGTGGTACTAACCGCAAGGCTACCATGAGTAGATTAGCTACTTATATGGGAACTAAGATCGGCGGGGGTATGGAGTTTCTTGCTTCCTCTGGTGCTATTAGTGACGGTACAGCTAGTGTAATTTTTAATCAATTTGATGCAAGTAAATATGATTATTATATATTTAATATTTTAGCTGTAGTACCAGTAAATGATAATGCAGAACTTTCTATGCAGTTATCTGCTGATGGCACAAATTATGATAGCACCAATGGAAATTATCACGAAGAGACTACAGATAAAACTGGGTTGGTAGTATCTCCTAATAATGTTGGAGGTGCTTCTGGTGAATTAAATGGAGCTAGTGTTGAAGCAAAACTTTCCAATATTCACAGCACTACAGCAAAGACAGTCTTAGAATCTAGGGGAATGTATCAAGACACAGACCCTAAAATAATAAAGGTTGACCGTTTTTCACACTATGAAGCATCTGCGGCTGCTCATACTGCTGTAAAGATTCTTTTTAACAATGGCAACATTGAGTCAGGCAAAATCACCATGTTTGGTATAGTTAATTCATAAGGAAACAATATGGCAGGTTATATAGGTGGTAAGGTAGCAGTATCAGCACCACAACAAATTGAAACAAAGCACACAATTACGGCAACAGCCAGCCAAACCAGTATTCCTAATGTTGGTTATACTGTCGGTGCTGTGCATGTTTATCAAAACGGTATACGCCTAGTAGATGGCACAGATTACACTGCCACGAATGGTTCTACTGTTACACTAGAAACAGGTGCTACTGAAGGTGATCAAATTGTTATTGTGTCCCACGGTAGCTTTGAAACAAGTGATACAGTAAGTAAGGCATCTGGTGGTACGTTTAGTAGTAACGTAACAGTTAGTGGTAGTGTTACTGCAAATAGTCTAATTGTCCCAGATGGTTCAATACCTTTGGTTGACCTAGACATAGACGGTGGCACAGACATTGGTGCAGCCTTAGTTGATGCAGACTTGATGGTTGTGGATGACGGCGCAGGTGGCACTAATCGTAAAGCCACAATGTCTAGGCTTGCAACTTATATTGGCACTAAAGTTGGTGGAGGTATGGAGTTTATTGCTACTAGTGATGCTAGTAGTTCAGCCACCCTTTCTTTTACAGGTTTTGACAGTAGCAAATATGATAATTATGTTTTTATGATTGCTAATCTTTTACCTGCTACAGACGGTCAATGGCTTAGACTAAGATTATCTGTAGATGGTGGGAGTAATTATTTATCAGCTAGTGACAGTTACCTTCTTGGTGGTACTGCCGCAGTAAGTGCTGGCGACAGCACGTACATATCATTTGGCTACAGTGGTATGGGCAGTGCAGCAGGTGAAGGTCTGGTTGGAGAGATACATATAAATGGGCCTCATTTAAATGCACCGACATATGTTTATAATAATGGTGTTATTACTATTCAAAACGGTACACTTGAAAACTATTCTACGCAGTATGGTAATGGAAAAACTAAAGCTGCCACAGTCGTAAACGCAGCACAATTTAGTTTTACAAGTGGTAACATAGCATCAGGAACAATCACTATGTACGGCATGGTTAATTCATAAGGAAAAATAATGTCAGGATATATCGGCGCAATACCTACCCCACAGGCTACACAAAGTCGGGACGTATATACAGCCACATCAAATCAAACTACATTTACTACCCAAGGCTACACGCCGGGTTTTGTGTCTGTATATCTTAACGGTGTACACTTAGCTAGGGCAGACTTTACAGCTACTAATGGGTCAGACGTTGTGCTGGCCTCTGGTGCTACAGCTAATGACACAGTAGAGATTGTTTCTTTTGGTACATTCCAATCAGCAGATGCACTACCTCTTACTGGTGGTACTGTAACAGGCACAGTAAATTTCCCAGACGGAAGTATCAGTATATCAGATTTAGATATTGATGGGGGTACTGATATTGGGGCTGCATTAGTAGACGCAGACCTAATGGTTGTTGATGATGGCGCAGGTGGAACAAATAGAAAAGCCACTATGTCACGATTGGCAACCTACATGGGTACTAAAATAAGTGGCGGTTCACAAACTTTTACTGCTAGTGGTAGCATTAGTGCTGGTGCTTTAGTCGGCTTAAATATTGACGGCACAATTTCCACGATGGGTGCAAATGCTGGCGACCCGGTGCAAGTTAATGCAACTAATTTTACTGGCGCACATGACGGTACGGAGGCTATTGTTTATGATACCGCAAATAACAAGGTTATTTATTTCTATCGGGATCAACAGAATAGCGGTTATTTAACTTGCCGTGTTGGAACGGTGTCAGGAACAAGCATTTCGTTTGGCACTGCTGTGGCTATATCTCAAATTCCAAGAAGGATGAAAGCAGTTTATGATACTAATGCTCAAAGAGCAGTTTGTGTTTTTAGGAATGAATCTGATGCGAATCATGCCTATGCCGTAGTTGTTTCTGTAAGCGGGACTACGCCTACCTTCGGCACTCAAACAGAATTTTACGGTGGAGTTGTAGAGGCACTGGATATTTGTTATGACAGTAATGCTAATAAATGTGTCATTGTTTATAAACACAACGATGATTCTGTTCTAGCCAAAGTTGCAACAGTCAGTGGAACATCAATTAGTTTTGGTTCAGCGGCTGGCCCGTCTGGTGCTACTTGCAACTCTTATACCATAAGATGTGAGTTTGATTCTAACTCAAATAAAGTTGTTGCTCAATGGAACGACTATGACGATTACGAACCTTTTGCTGCCGTTGGAACAGTAAGTGGCACATCAATATCTTGGGGTTCAGAGACAACTATAGATTCAGGAGCAACAACTGCTAATAGGGGAATGAGTTTAGCTTTTGACTCAAACAGTAATAAATTTTTGCATGTGTATTCTGTTGGCAGCATACTGAGGGCTAGGGTCGGAACAGTAAGTGGTACATCAATATCTTTTGGCACGAAAGTTACTTTAACTGCAGTAGGCTCTTCGCAAGCCAATGCGCTTGTTTTTGACAGTAACAAAAATCAAATGGTTTTGTTTTATGAAGCTCAAACTACAGATTTTGGCAATGTAATTAAAGGTCAGATTTCAGGTACTTCATTCTTTGCGGGTGAAGCAGCAACTGCTGTAGAAATTAACGTACAGATAGGCGGTCTTGTTTTTGATCCAGACACTAACCAATGTATTACATTTTTTCAAAATGACAGTAACTATAATGCGACTTCATCAATTATTAATTCTGGCAACCCTACATGGGTTGGTATTGCGGCTGAGTCAATTTCAGATGGCGCATCAGGAAAAGTCACAGTAATTGGTGGCATAAACACCAATCAAAGCAGTCTTGTTACTGGCGCAGTCTATGGGTTGCCAGTAACTGCTACAGCACTTACGGCGGGTGCATCTAACGCTATTGGTGTGGCGCTATCATCGTCAAGTTTATACATTAATACAGGGAAATTCTAATGAAAACTTTAGTGAAAAATGGCATATCTGTTTACCTTTTTGCCGATGATAAAGTTGTAAACACAGCATCTACCCATACAGAAATTGGTTCCCCTGTGGAACTTATAGCTGGTGACTGCAATACTTCTAATAGTGTAATGTACACAGGTGTGACTGCTCCTGAAAACTGGACGGGTATTAGATATTTGTTTGACGGTACAACGTGGTCTGCAAATCCAAATTGGACAGATACTACAAGTGAATCGGAATCGGAGTAACTTAATGGATATCAACTGGACATTAGTAACAATAGCAGGAGCATTACTAGCACAAGGTGCTGCTGTAGTATGGGCAGTGTCCAGCATGGTATCAGACATTAAGTATAACAGGGCTGAGATAGCTGATGTAGAAACTAGCACAGCAAGACTAGCTGATGATATACATGAGAATGACGTAATGATTGCACGTATTGATGCAAATGTAGAAGCAATCAAGGATGCATTAAATGTGGTTACAACTAATCACGCAAAGAGATAATTAAATGATTGACCCCGTTACAGCTTTTGCTGCAGCTAATGCAGCCTTCAAAGGGGTCAAGATGCTAGTAGGTGCTGGCAGAGAAATACAAGATGTATCACAGCAACTAGGTAAGTGGTACGGTGCAGTAGCTGACATTACTAGGGCTGAGTCTCAACGTAAGAACCCTACATGGTTAGACAAGCAGACCCACGGCTCTGACAACATAGAACAAGAAGCAATGGACATTATTGTTCGTAAAAAAACATTGCTTGAGAAAGAAAAAGAAATAAAGTTTATGTTAGACTTTAGGTTTGGTGTAGGCACATACGATGAAATGCTAGGTATGCGTAGGCAAATACGTAAGGAACGTGAAGAGACTGTGTATGCGGCGATGGAAGCTAAAAGACAGATGGCAAACAACGCAGCTATAGGTGGCCTATCATTACTAATAATTGGTGTATTAGGTGGGGGCATATATCTGATATCACTAGGAATTGGTTAATGATTAATCTTGTTGTGTTACCCCTTGTGTTAGCAGGGCTGTTAAGTAACCCTGAGTTTGTACAGTGTCACTTAGCAAAAAGAGTTAAGATACAGGGAGAAATGGTTTGCATTTACCGTGGACCTAATGGTACAATAGGATATCATTATCCCATGTTTAAGTTTAGTGAATGCCCTAAGACATATATGTGTAGATACACACCTAATGCTAAGAAGAGAGTATCAGTTCAAGACATACTAGATGGCCTAAAAGATGGCTTTGAATAAGAGAAAGAAAGAGAATTAAAATGGCAGCTTTTAGACCTATACTACAGCCCGGTGAAACTGAGGCACAGGCCGTACAACGCACTGTAGGCAATATGTCTTTAGAAGAATTAAATGCCCCAAGGCTTGCAATAGGTGATCCCTCTGGTGTGTTTAAGGCTATGGATGCTAGAAAAGCTCAACTAGAGGCTGCTGCAAAACAAGCACAAGCTCCTTCTAATTCTCCTATAATGCGTCCTCCTACAGGTTACACTCCGCTTACAGACAGTCAAAAAAGTATGATTTTTTCACCTAAACCCGTAGGCGGTTCCAATATGACACCAATGCAAGACAAGCTAGACACGCTCAACCAAGAGCTTGCTGATCTGTACGCTATGGATCAGACTGATCCTGCTACGATTAAAGCTATAGAAGAAAAGACCAAAGAGCAACAGCAAGCTTCCGCTAAGGCACTAACTGAAGGTCAACAAAACCTTACATCTACTGCAGTTAAAACACCTGAACAACTAGCACAGCCAACAACTGTAGCTACAATAGACCCTAATACTGTAGGTGCTACTATTGATCCCACTACAGGTGATGCAGGTGCAGCTAGTACAGCTACTGCTGCCTCTCCCAGTGTTACACAACAAGCTGCAACTCCTTCTGGCCTTACCCCTGCTACCATGCAAGCTACTGGTACTCAAGCTGCTTCAGAGGCAGCACTGCAGGGTGCAACTGGCGCACAAGGCACTGTGTCAACTACAGTTGACGCCGCCACTCAAGACCCTGCAACTTTGGGAGGTAGAAAGCTTGACGTAGCTCAAATTACAGACCCAACTAAAGTTGTAGTTCCTCCTGCACGTACTTTACAAGAAGGTGAGCTTATAGGCGGCTCTGCTGTAGACATGGCAGCAGTAAAGGAAGCCACAGAGATACAAGCTGCTCAAGCTGACCCTTCAAAATCTGCAAGTGTAAAAGGTCAACTAGATGACTTAATGGATGACTTTGGGGACGGTGCTACCCCTGCATGGGCTGCAGGAGCCATGAGAGCCGCTACAGCAGCTATGAATGCACGTGGTCTAGGCTCTAGTAGTATGGCAGGACAAGCTATCGTACAGGCGGCGATGGAGTCAGCCTTACCTATTGCACAACAAGACGCACAGATTGTAGCTCAATTTGAAGCCCAGAATTTAAGTAACCGTCAGCAGGTTGCTATGTTTGCTGCACAACAACGGGCTGACTTCCTTAAGATAGACTTTAATCAAGACTTTCAATCGCGTGTTACTAATGCAGCTAAAATTAGTGATATAGCAAATATGAACTTTACTGCAGACCAACAGGTTGCATTAGAGAATGCTAAGATGGCTCAGACTGCCAATCTAACAAACCTTAGTGCTAAGAATGCTAAGATTATGGCTGATGCTGCAGCTATATCTAACATGGAGTTGACTAACCTAAGTAATCAACAGCAAGCCTCTGTAGAGAACGCTAAGAACTTTCTCCAGATGGATTTAACTAATTTATCTAATGATCAGCAAACTGAGTTATTTAAAGTACAGGCACTACAGCAATCTATTTTAACTGATGCTGCAGCAGATAATGCAGCTAAACAGTTTAACGCCTCTAGCGTAAATCAAACACAAGAGTTTATGGCTACGTTGGCATCACAAGTATCACAGTTTAATACCTCTCAAGCTAACGCTATGGAGCAATTTGCTGTATCTGAAACAAATGCAATACGGAAGTTTAATGAAGAACAGCGCAACGCTAGGCAACAGTTTAATACACAGAACGGTTTAATCATAGCACAAGCTAATGCACAGTGGCGGCAGAATACATCTACTGCCAACACTGCAGC